ACTAACTCTGGGTTGATAGCCTTGCCGAGTAAATCGTCGTTAGTTCTCTGATGGTTATAATAAACAGGCAGCTCGTTAAAAGCCTTTATGTTTTGGTCGAGAATGCTAGGTTCTATAAAAACCTTTTGGTCGCCATCCTCGTCATGGGGGCCAGATGTAATTGCAATAACTGGATATTCAATAAAGTCATCCGTTGTTGTTGCATCTCCTAGTTCCAACGCAAAAGTACGTTGGTTACCGTTTCTATCCCCGGCAGTATCAAGGGCGAAGCTCCTTGCTTCAAACTTCCCTTCATCTACCCTCATGCGACATAATTTTGCCGCAGTCTCACTGTAGTTCCTGTCACCGCGCTTCTTGAGCGCAGGAGCTACTTCTATCAAGCATCGCTCGTATACGTATTCGTCGCTCATTCTTCTCTATCCCCCGTTGCGTTAGCAGCTGGTTCATTTCCAGCACGGTTTTCGGTCCTTACAGACTCTTCTTTCTTATCTTCGTCTTTTCCACCAGATAGGTTAACATTTTCAGCTGTTTCCATCTGTTCCACTACTCCATCAGGGTTGAGACCTCTTTCCAATCTTACTTCTTGAGGTGAAAGAACACCCTCAGAAAGATAAATCATGTCTGTCTTAGCTTTCAAGAAAGCATCATCGACATTCATTTGTCGGAATCTAAATTTAGCTTCTCCAGATTCTATTTGTGGCATAAGCTGTTGATTAATTGAAGCTTCTACCATATTCTGGAGATGTCTAACGTATGGTTCAAATATAGGACGTGCTTGTTCAGGCTTGTCCCACATTGTCATAGGTACTTTGAGTGCCATATGCATCTTCTTCATTAAGTCATCTGTGTATTTACCATACTCAAATGCTCTTTGTGTACCTTGTAATTCTTTAACTTGTATATCATTACCGTGAATTATATCTTCGCCCGGTTCTAATCCATTGAACGCCGAGACAATTTCATTAATTTTGTCAGGACCGTATGGCATATCAGGAAGACCAGCACTGATATCGAAACGAGAACTAGCATATTTATTAAGAGCAGTTCCAATATCTCTTTCAGCATAGTCTTTGAGGTCAACCAAATATAAAATAGGATGGATGTCACTAAGACCATAAGCATAATCGTCGAACGGGTTGTTTTTAAATTCAATAATTTCATCTTCTTCAAACCTCACTGAGTCTTGGTCTGACCCTAAGTCTTGATAATAGTATTTAATTTGGCCATTTTCGTCTCTTTGTACAAAAAGATTTTGAGAAGACCTTAAAATTAGGTTATCTCCAGTCCACTCTAAATATGAAGTACCAAATATCCTACCATTACGTATCCAACTATATAGAAGTGTTTCTATATTTATATCGTCAAATAACTTTGTGATAGCTATTCTCTCTTCGTCACTATCTGTTACAATGTCATATCCGTCTTTGGAAGCGTATAGACAAGGTAAGTCTATTAAGGTTCTCACTATAGGGTCTGACAAATAAACGTTCATGTAGGTGCGATAGTCTCCTACCTGCGGTTCCTTGTTTCCCCCTGATTTTCCAAAACCAGAGTCATTCGTTACTTGTAGTCTTCGAATTACTCCAGCGCCGTAGCTCCTTGGGTCGTCCTTGTTATAGGATGGGTCTTGCCCAACAGTTGCGAAACTGCGCCTTTTGAAAGGCCAATAATCACTCAGAGCCATAGCTATCTTAAACCTTTATGCGAAGCTAGTATATAAAGCTTTCCCTAGATTCCTCCCGGTGCATGCTTATTTATACGTGTTCTTCGTGCAGTTTTAGCAAAAAGGCCCATTTTTGACCTAGAAGTCGTTTTTCCTGTAACATTACGTGTAGGGCTATTTAAACTTACCGATGAAAACGATGATTCTGGGGGTAACATACCCAACGCTGCGTGTAAAGCTATGACTGTACTATCGCAATAATCGTCGTGTTTTCCATCTGGTGCTGCTATTTTCTCTGTTTTTTGAGCTGCATCCATGACATATTCTAGTGATATATGCTCTGCAAGCCATTTATTGACTAACTTACTTTCATTTGCGGGGAGACCGGTAGGGTCGGGTATTTTAACCTTTCCTTGTTGTAGGTACTGTGCCATATCTCTATATACTTGTGTCTTCGTACCTTTAGGTCCTCCTGTAAATATAAACGGTGTAAAATGTATTTGTGGTTTACTTTCTATACATGCAAGTCTCATTTCTTGTTCAATCGCTCCACCAATACCCGTAGCGTCAATAATAAGCCTATTAGCGCCAAAGTCTCTACAATTAGCAAGAATGCGAGAACGTTGGTATGGTATATCATGTCCACCAGATTTTGGCCCAATTTCTTCAAGGTTGATAAGACGAGCAATATTGCCAGTCTCAGACTTTTCGGTACTCCAAACACTAATAACAGTGCTATTAACGGATTTACCGATATCCACACCCACGACGCAGTTATTAACTTTTGTTCCGCGCTCGACAAAGGAATAGGCTTCTCTACAGGCTTTAACATGTTCGGGATTGAAGATTTGTGAGACGGATTCGATGAACTCGCACTCATATTCTGTCCTCCAATATATTGAGTCTTCCCCCCATTCCATCATTTTCGTTAACATATCATTCTCTGTATATGGGGCAGAGTAAGCTCTACCAGCATTAACAGCGTCTCTCCATGTAAAATGTAATTGTTCAAAGCTATCTTGATAATTATCATCATAGAGATAGCGATACATGTGGTTTTCTTTACTTTTAGGAGTGCCTAGATTAATAAAAGGCGCTCTATTAGATACAATACAAGGCTCTACATTATCAATAAATAACTTATCATCTATAAGTGGACTCTCATCTACTACTAAGAAAGTAGGATGTTGTCCTCTAATAGCTTGACCTTGATTTGAAGCTGCGATAGGAGCTCTACGAAGAACCGTACCACCCTTCATTGTGATATTAGGCTTATTGTGATGCCTAAAATGGTCTACTAGACTCATTAAAAATTCATTATCAGCAAAATGTCTATAACAATAATTAAAGATAAGTGAAGCTTGGTCCTCAGATGGAGCCAAAACAAATACTAAATCTCTAAATCTCTTAAAGAACATATAGATAACTACAGCTACCGAGAGAGCATAGGATTTACCTGAGCCTCGTGGAGCCAATATAGCAAGTTTACGATGTTTAGTTTCATCCATGTCTGGATATGTTAAACATTTAACAATAATAGATTCCTGTAAAGGTCTTAACTTTAAAGGTCTACGATGTTGGTCTATAAGATAAGATTCTGAAAAGGCCCTAACTAATAGGGTCATTTTCTTTTCATCAGTCCGACATGACTCAAAAACTTGTTCTAAAGCTCTGCTGTCATGTGCTAACTTTCCACTAATCGCTGCGTTCAGTTTCTTCTGTTCGTTCTTCACTGGTAGTGTCATCCAAGTCTCCTAAGAATGCCATAAAATTCTCTGTGTTTTGTTCCGTTATAGTAGGTACTTCAATATTAAGAGCCCTGAACTCAGTATGAATATCCTTGACAATAGCGTTTCTTTGTCGCAATAACTCTGTTCGTAGGTTAATGTCCCGAATATGTACAGTAATTTCTTCCCAAAGCACGTCTTCGAGCGCGAGATTGCGAGCCAGAAGGCGGACAAGTTCTTTATGACGTTCATATTCTGCTTCTCCAACCCTCTGCCTAAGTCTCTGCTCGTATCCCTCAACGTCCATTACTTCTGTTCGTCGAGTGCTTCTTTAACTTTAGATTTAACTAATCCAGCTAATTCATCGTCCTTTTCGTCCCAAGCAGTAATTAATACATTTCTTACTAAGGAGTCTTTGACGTGTTTTTGTGCTGTTTCATCAAGTTTTTCAAAAGCCTTTGCTTGTGCTTTTGTTAGATTCTTATCTAATAAGTCCATTAACTCTGCTTCGTTGTTCTTTAAGTATTTAAAGACTAACATTTTAACTGCTGGAACGGTATATGCAATATATCCTGCCATACCAATTACTAATGCAGCTAATGCCATGAGTAAGGGTTCATCCATTAGAGTGTCTAACAAGCCAGATTCTTCTACAGTATCAATAATTGCAGTAAGGTTTCCCTCTTCTGCTGTCTCATTGGTTGCTGTTTCGTTATTTGTTTCGTTTGCCATAGGTATACACCTTGATACTTATAACACATGGCACTATATAAAGCTTTCGTTGTGTGGCCCCATTAAGACGCTACTGCGTAAGGTCCTGTGGGTTCGTGGTCTGTTAGGAGCCACATTATATTATAGGGTGCGCCTCTATATAAAGCTTACCCTACTTCTTCTTTGCTAGCACTGGTTGTAGTGTAGATGATTCTACTTTATGCTCTTGTTCTTGTGCATTTGCTTCTATCATCTGCATTTGTTTCTGTGCAGCGTCGTTATAATCAATAACTGCCTGTGCCTTTACTTTATAGAAAGCTGTTTTCTCTGCTTGTTCTTGTTTCCATACATCTAAAGCATCTTTGATAATTAGAAGGGCTGGCCCACCTAATATAGCTATCAAAGTTGTATATGCCTCAATATTCTCAAGAACAGCTGAGTTGTTAAGTCCGGTATGTATAACGAACCCTGCAAACCCAACCCAGAGCAAAACTAATGGTACGGCAATCATAAACATAAATATGTCGTTAAATGTTATTCCTTCACTTGCGTTGTCTTTACTCATTCTTTCAGTCCTCCTTTGTTTTTTTTACTTCGGTTTTTTTGTCTTTTTTGGTAATTTTAAATTCGGTAGTTTCAGGGAAAAGGGAATTCGAACTAGCCTTTGCAGAAATCTGAACATTATCACTACTGCTAGCGTTACCGCCATTGCTGCCATAGTGATTGCCATCATCAAAAGTATGTTTGTTAATAGGTCTACCATTATTCATGTTCTCCACCTTCTCCAATACTCTCCAATAATTTTCTATACCTGTTGCTCATTATACTTCCTCCAGCCGCATTCCATGTTCTTCACTATATTCATACCCTTCCTCCCATTGTTGTGGGAAGTTGGTCATATAACCATAATAATCATAAGTTCCATTTCCATTCCAATCTACGTCAATAGATGCGTAGAAAAAATAAACCCCTTCGTACGGGTCATTAAATGTTTCTTCGTAAGGTTCTGCATTAGAATCTAATGAATGGGTGTCTTCCCACCAACCAGATACATTAAACCAAAACTCATCATATGTGTAATTGTCGTATTGATAATATGAGAATGTACCATTATCATCAAATATTGGCATAACATGTACTATGTCATACCATATCATAACAGCTAACTCATCTTCGAAATCGTTACAATTAGTATCCATATCAATATATAATTCTAAATTATCAGGTCCTTCTCTACCAAAGCTAACATTAGTCTGGTTACCACTTGTTGTGTAAAGTACAGCTTGTTCTTCTAAACCATTCCAAACAGTTAATTGAGTGTGATTGCAGTGGTTTTCTTCATTTTCATAGTCGCAAGAACCGTCATCTTCAGTGGCTCTATCATTAAAGTTGTTAGCATCTATATCCATACATCCATATACCGTTTCATTTGTAGTAGTTTCGTTACCTGTACCATTTTGGTTAGGTGGGTAGCTACATTGATTGTTAGAATGTGTAGCTTGTGAGTTATAATTTAAGGCATTTGGGTCCATACAACCGTAAATAACAGGAGGAGGAAAAGCACAACTACCATTATCAAAATCTGCATCCGGTTTGTAGTTTATTGCAGTTGGGTCCATGCATCCACCCTTTAACATGGGTTCTTCTTCTCCTCCAAAAATGTCTTCTAGCATACCTAAGTCAGCAGTTCCACTACCGAATAAGGCTAAAATAAGAACTGTAAGTATAGAACCAAGTTTCTGACCTAGTTTGGTCTCACCTAGCTTATCACCAGCTTTACCTAGTGTTTCGAAGAGTCCTTCCTCTTCATCAGGTTTTCTAGAGCCGCCTCCTAAGCCTAAAGCTTCTCGTTCCTCGTCAGAAATCACAGAGATGGCCCCATAATCGTTGCGCGCCATTAGTTATATTTTAGGAGACGGTAGTATATAAAGCTTTCCCTCTCTAATCGTCCCAAACAGTGTTTTTATCACCACTATCGTCACTTTCCATGCTAGAGAGTCCCAATTCTATATCTTCTTCGCTAAAAACGGCATTTTCTGCTTTAGCATACTTCTTTTTCTTACCTGAACCGAATTTAGGCTTCCATTTTGGTATTTCTACGTCACATGTACCGCCATTACCCTTGTAAAATGAACACCATTTACATAAATTCTGTGGTTTTTGCTCATATTTGTCCTCATCTTCCATTCTCTCCTTCAAAGCATCGTGTACAAACATGATTATCTCCTTTGCTTCGTCTAAAACACCTTGATTTACCTTAACATAGAACGTATCGTCGAAACGCAAATAGTTAACACCAACAAAGTTAGGCATATCACCCATCTCTAACGTGTATAAAAATGCGTAAATGATAAGCTGCCTGTAGTAATCCTCCGGTAGATAAGGTCCATATCGCTTAGATGTTTTATAATCAAGTAACGTCGTCCCTCCGTCAAAGTCATTACAGACAGCATCCACTATACCAATTACGGCATAATCGTTGGATTTTACCCATTTTTCAGCATATTTTGGGGCTACTGAGTTCCAAGCTTGGTATTTTGACTTATAAATCTTCCATTCGACCATTTCATTTAGCTTTTTATCGACACTTCCTACGAAATTTTGGAGTAACTCGCCTGTTTCTAGCTTCATAGCGGCCATTTCTTCGGCGGTGTGTAATTCTGACAGCCAAAACTTAGAATCTATGTCTTTTGCCCATCTATTTTCGAATTGTTCCTTCATCCAAGCAGCTGGAGAGCCATCTTCCCACTGTTTGAACGATTTAAACTGCTTTTTGAACAAATCTTCGAGTACTGCATGCACTAAAGTACCTCTGAAAAGGTGAATTGTCTTCTTTTCTGGTATTTTTGCGATATATTTGTAGTAAAACTCACGTGGACACTTGTAATATGTGTTAATCTTACTAGGACTCAACCTCATAAAAGAGGGTTCCCATTTCGGGCTATCTAGTTCAGCCATATTAACAGTGCACCCCTTGGTCTAAATCAATCGTTATAGAAGCGCTATTGGCTCTACTTTGCTCCCCGTTAGCTATTTTAAGCAACAGGAGATATCCAATTAAGTCATCTAGCGTATCTTCAGTAGCGTCATTGAGCCCAGTGTTAGCTATACGGCTCAACTTGTCATCAATTCGTGCTTTGATAGCCTCAGCCGAATTGAGCTTAGAGAACACCCCCAAGGGTTGTAGAGCACTATCTCCATACTTCTCATTCTTTGAGAGGAGTAGAGCCTTAATGTTGTCACATGCTTTTGTTATTTTCGTTTTTACTTTCATATACTATACAAAGAACACTGGCCTATATAAAGCTTTCTGTGGATGTACCACTGTTGTAGACATGTGAAGCCTTTAGGGCTCATATATATATTATATATTAATTAAGCTATATAGCTCTACTAATAGTTGAGCTCTACTGGTATTTTAAAACAGCTCTATTGTCTATATTAAGATACCACTTTCAAAATTTACCCCGATTTGTTTGTACCCCCACCTACGATAATGTGTCTATGTGCTTTATTTTTTTAGACCGGGGGTGGGTCTAGGTAAAAAGATATATACCCTTATATTGCGGGGGGAC